CTGATTACTCACAGCCACAAACGTCCCAATAAGGACTGGTCGAAGCTCTATGATGGCTTGGTGGGCTACCGCGAGTTAGTCGAGTTTCGCCAAGGTCGCTACATGAAGTTCATTGCTCGTGGGCGTCCTTTTGGCCATACGCGCGGCTTGAACAAACACGAGCTAAAGATTGCTCATGACGCCGCTCGTGAACAGGCAAAGAAAGACATGGAACAGATTAAGAAAAACATTGATATGACGGAGGCTGCTGAGGAAGCCCTTGAGGGTGCCATCACAGTCCTTCGTCAGCCTGCGTCACAGCAGGTAAAACTGGCGGCTGCAAAGCTTGTCCTAGAGTTCACCAAATCGAAACCAGTCGCCAAATCTGAAGTCTCTGTGAACAAGGCCGAAGAGTGGCTGGCGTCTCTGGCTGCTGATGACTGACGCTAAAGTCATCCGTAAGCGACTTTTCGATGACTTTGAGTTCTACGCCAAGAACGCCATCAAGATCAGAACTAAAGATGCGGACGTTAGACCGCTAGTTCTCAATGAGCCACAGAAGAAGCTACATGCTGCTATTGAAGCTCAGAGAAAAGCTACCGGCAAAGTCCGCATCATCATTCTGAAGGCCCGACAGCAGGGTTTCTCCACGTATACCTCTGGTCGAATGTATTGGACCTTGAGTCAACGCAAGGCTCGCAAGGGTCTCGTGGTGGCCCATCAGGCCGATAGTTCACGCACCATCTTCGACATGTATAGGCGAACTCATGCTGAGATGCCTGAGTTGCTGAAGCCATCTACAAGCTACTCCTCTCGTAAGGAGCTTGCTTTCAGTGGCCTAGACTCCGGTATCATGGTGTCTACCGCAGGCGGCGAAGGTATCGCTCGTGGTGAAACATTCACCGACACTCATTTGTCCGAGGTCGCCTTCTGGCCTCCAGCGACTGCTGCTGACAATTTGAACGCCTTGCTACAGGCTATTCCAAACACAGAAGACACGAGCATCTACGTCGAGAGCACTGCCAACGGTATGTCTGGTGTGTTCTATGACCTTTGGAAGGGTGCTGTGGATGGAACTAATGGTTTCATCGCGTTCTTCAGTGCGTGGTTCGATACGCCTGAGTATACTGAGGAAGTCCCTGAGAACTTTGAACGCACATACGAAGAAGAAGACTTAGTGAAGGCTTACGGTCTCACTGACGGTCAGCTTATGTTCAGACGCCGCAAGGTTGCTCAGAACGGTATCGACAAGTTCAAGCAAGAGTATCCGTCAAACGCTGACGAAGCATTCATTGCTTCAGGTCGCCCTGTGTTTAACCCAGATCAACTGCACAGAATGATGCAGGAGGTCGAGCCTCCGCTTTACCAAATGTCTCTTGAAGGACAGACTTTTGAGAAGAATATTAGAGGCGAACTAAAAGTTTGGAAAGAACGTGAACTTGGTGATGAATATTACATTGGCGCTGATGTCGCTATTGGCATTCAGAAAGGCGACTACAGTGTCGCTCAAATACTCGACAGTCAAAAGAACCTAGTTGCTTGCTGGCGTGGACACATCCACCCAGATAAATTTGCTGATGTGCTATTTGCTCTCGGTAACTATTACAATGAAGCGCAAATCATTGTCGAAAATAATAACCACGGCCTACTAACTGCTGTAAGGCTTGGTAGAGACCTAGCATACCCATACACATACACTGATGTTGCTGAAGGTAATCTCAACGATAGAGACTCGTTCACTATTGGTTTTAGAACCACAAGCAAGACCAAGCCTCTAATCATTGACAGGCTTCGTGCTGCTCTGCGTGACGACGAGATGAACATTCGTGACCGAACGACACTTCAAGAGATGCTTACATACATTGTGACCGATAGCGGCGCTATGGAAGCAGAGCAGGGGTGTTTCGATGACTGTGTTATGGCCTTGGCATTAGCAAATCATATTCATACCGGAAAGTTTACACCAATAGATGTAACGTCCGACTTTTACATAAAGGCTATTTAGTCGATGAAGGACAAGCAGTTGACTGATGAGGCGATTGGTGTCCTCATTGATAGAAAGATTAACGAAAGTCTCATCTGGTATAACGCAAAGCTCTCTCGTGAACGCGAAAAAGCGATGAGTTACTACAACGGGGAACTGCCGCTAAGACAGTCGGCTGGTTCGTCAAGCTTCATCTCTACGGAAGTCTACGACGCCGTAGAATCGATGAAAGCACAGCTTCTTGAGACATTCTCTGCTGGACGAGAGATTGCTAAGTTCGACCCTAATTCACCTGAAGATGCTGAAGAAGCACGTATTGCTACGGCTTACTGCGACTACGTCGTGTTCAGGCAGAATGATGGATACCACATCTTCTCTGATGTCATCCATGATGGGTTGATTGCTCGCGTAGGTGTTGCGAAGGTCTACTGGGAAGAGAACGAAGAGAACATTGAGGAAGAGTTTGACGACCTGACTGAAGATGAAGTCATGGCGTTGGCTGCTGAAGAAGACATTAGCGACCTACAGGCTGAAGCTGACGAAGATCAGCCGGGGCTGTATAGTGGTAAGCTTACTCGCAAGCGCGACTCCTCTCAGGTTCGCATTGAAGTCCTCAATCCAGAAGAGTTCTGTGTTGAACCGCAGGCGAAGCATCTCGGCCCCGAATACTTCTGTGACCATCGCTCTCTTAAGACCAAAGATGAACTCATCAAGATGGGTTTTGACCAGAAGAAGGTCGAGAGCATCTCCCGTGTCGAAGACAAGCTGACCTTGCAGGCCCTTCCAGAAACATGGGCGCGCTTTCAGCAACTCGACGCTGGCTTCAAGATTGACTCCTCTGAACAGCAGGATGAACTCAAGACCATCCTTGTTCACGAGTGTTACTGGAAGTTCAAACGTCAGGGCGACAAGCACGCCAAGCTCTACAAGATTGTTAGAGCAGGCAATGTGACCCTAGAGATTCAGGAAGTAGACGATCTGCCCTTCGTGGTCTTTGCGCCGCTTCCGATTCCACATTCATTCTACGGTAACAACTTTGCTGCCCGCGTTATCCCCAGTCAGAATGTCAGAACAGTTCTCACGAGAGCTATCGTTGACCATGCTACGATTACGGTCAATCCTAGATACACCGTCCTCAAGGGTGGCCTTACGAATCCAAGAGAGCTTCTGGATAATCGTCTTGGTGGCTTGGTTAACGTCACGCGCCCTGATGCTATTAGCCCTCTGGAGCAGGCACCTCTTAATCCATTTGTGTATCAGACGCTGGAACTAATCAAGAGTCAGACTGAAGAGACGACTGGTATCTCTTCGCTATCACAGGGTCTCAACAAGGATGCCATCTCGTCGCAAAACTCTGACGCAATGGTGGAGCGTTTGGTTTCTCTCTCGCAAACGCGGCAGAAAGTCATCGCGCGTAACTTTGCGAACAACTTCCTAATTCCTCTTTACCTGAAGGTCTACAGCCTTGTGGTGGCTAAAGAGGACAAAGAGAAGATTGTTGAGTTGGCCGGTAACTGGGTGAAAGTGAAGCCTAGCTCATGGCGTGACCGTAAGACTGTGAGCGTAAGCTTGCATCTAGGTTACCGTGAGCATGACACAGAGGCTCAGAAGCGTTTGGAGATGGCGGCGTTCATTACGCAGAACCCTGCGTTCGCTCCTATGTTCCAGATGCCGAATGCTTACAAGCTTGCATCGGATGTCATGAAGTTGCGTGGTATGCCTGCAATCAATGACTACTTGACGCCTCCGAACCAAGTGCCGCCTCCGCAACCTGATCCGCTGGCTCTCCAGCAGATGCAGAATGAGACCATGAAGGCTCAGGCTGCTCTGATTACCGCTCAGTCTACTCAGGGCAAGGTTCAGGCCAATGCTCAGATCGACCAAGCTAAGGTTGGCCTTGAGCAGAACAAGGCTGCTGTGGACGCTATGATTAAACAGCGTGACGCAGAGCGCAAAGACCTTGATGTCAACAATAAGGTTGATGTGGCGCAACGTGAGATGGACCTCGCGGAACGTACAGCAGCTACAGAAATTAAACAGACCAACATTGTGAGTCCTAATGGATAAAATTGTAAAACCTACGCTACCTAATCCCGAAACAGTGTCTAAGGAAGCTTACATTTATACCGGCGAAAAGAACTATGAACCGCCGAAGCCGGACCCGTGGACGCAGGAGAAAAAATAATGGCTATTGGTTCTAAGGACAAAAAGCCCACGGCTGGTATCCCCGGTGGCCGTAGCCGCAAGGCTCCCTCGAAGGTTCCGGCTGGCTCGAAGCAGGGCGTAGGTGCTCGTGGTTCTGCCAAAGGCGGCAAGGCTCCGAATAAGGATGCCAAAGTCGGCATGGGGACTGGGAAGACTTTCGGTCGCTGCTAACGCTGAATGACTGAAGATGACATTGTGAGGAGGGGGGCCATTGCGGCCTCTCTCTTCGATAACCCCGACATTATGTGGTTCTTCAACCACTACAAAGAACTTACGCTGGAATCCATTGGTCAGACAAAGCCTGAGCAATACGACCAGCGTGAGAACCTATTCTACCAACACAGAGCCGTGGATGAAGTCCTCGGTATCATGATGTCTTACGTGGACGCTGCTAAAGCCATCCACGAAAAGAATGAAAGAGAAAGCGACTAATGCAATCAGCTATCCAAGGCGAATTACCGCTGGACGCTGCCAAAGAACTAGACGGCACCGATACTGGAGCCGACGAATTTTTCAAGCGTATGGTTCAGGACGCCGAAAAGCCATCTGAAGAACCAGACGAAGAGGAAGAAGAGCCGTCAGAAACCGACGACACTGAGGAACCTGAAGGCGGACGTAGCTCCGCTACTGAAGACTCCGACGAAAGTCCAGAGGACGAAGAGGAACCTGAAGATACCGAAGGTGAAGAAGACGACACCGAGGAGCCTGAAGAGACTGAAGAAGCCACTGAGAAACCTAAGAAGGTTGTGGAAGCTTCGGAAGATGCAGTCGTAAAGATCAAGATTGATGGGCAGGAAGTAACCGCCACAGTCAAAGACCTGAAGCGACTGTATGGACAGGAAGCCTCACTCACTCGCAAATCCCAAGAAGCAGCCGAACTAAAGAAACGTGCTGAAGACGTAGCAACACGCCACGTAACTGGACTTGAAGCACTCCTAGCGAGAGCCAAGGAGCAGGCGGCACCTTACGCAAACATCAACTTCTTGGCGTTGACCAAAGACCCTAATGTTAGCTCTGAGGAACTCTCAGCACTGTCAGACGCGGCTAATCGTGCCTTCGATAATGTCCGCTATCTGGAGACGGAGCTTGATGGAGTAATCAAGGCTGCTCAGGATCAACGCCAGCAGCAGATGATGCAGATGGCCCGCGAAGCTATCAAGACACTTACGGACCCGAAGACGGGGATTCCTGGGTGGAATGAACAGATGTATAATGACATCCGTTCGTTTGCAGTTAGTTCAGGAATGGATGCACAGGTCGTCAACGAGATGGTTGATCCTGTGGCTTTCAAGATTTTACACATGGCCATGCAGTATCAAAAGGGTAAGACAGCCGTCACTAAGACGAAGAAAATCGACAAGACTCCGAAGCGTATCATTAAGGGAACGCCGGATGAAGTCGTCAAGAGTGCTAAGGCTGACCCTAATCGCGCCATGCTGAAGAAGCTTCAGCAGAGTGGTTCTGTTGATGACGCAGCAGATGCGTTTCTGGCTCAATGGGAAAACTAAAACTATTTTACGGGGACGAAGTCTCCGACTTCTAAGGAATACAATTTCAAATGGCTAATACGTATACCGTTTATGAGGTGATTGGTAAGAAGGAAGATGTCTCAGACATCATCACCAACATCTCCCCCACGACGACTCCCTTCCAGTCCATGATTGGCAAGGAAAGCGTCAACAACGTCCTTTTCCAGTGGCAGGAAGACACGCTCGCCTCTGCCGCTGCTAACGCTCAGTATGATGGCTTCGATGCTTCGGAAGTTGCGGCTGCGCCGACGACCGTCCGCACGAGCTACACCCAGATTCTGGCGAAGGCCATTAAGGTTGCGACGACCACCGATAAGGTCAGCACCTACGGTCGCGCTAAGGAAACCGCCTATCAGCTTTCGAAGCGCGCTGCTGAACTTAAGCGCGACCTCGAATACGTTATGCTCAACAAGCAGGCTGGTGGTGCTGGCACCCTCAACAACGTCACGCTTACGTCGCTTGGTAACTCTGCGAACGTCGCGTCTGACGCTGCTCGCACCATGAAGTCCTTTCAGGCTCAGGTTGACTCCTCGACTTACTCGGCTCTGCTGACGAAGACGGGTGGCACCTCGACTGCCATGTCTGAGACGAACCTGAACACGGTCCTCGCGGCTCTGTTCGCCAACGGTGCTGACCCGCGTTACCTGATGATTCCTCCGGGTGAAGCTCTCGGCATCGCCGGTTTCGCTTCGGCCTCGGGTCGCTATCGCTTTGCCGATAACGCTGATGCTGACGCTGCTCGCCGAATTGTAAACGTCGTTGATTTATATGTAAGTCCGTACGGGGAAGTCAAGGTTATACTTAATAGATTTATGGCCGCTGACGACCATCTCGTGTTCGACCCGGACATGTGGAAGCTCTGCGTCCTTCGTCCGTGGACTCGTGAGCCGTTGGCGAAAATTGGCGACAGCGAGCGTCACCTCATTGTCGGCGAGATGTCCTTGAAACATAAGCACTATGGTTCTTCGGGCATCATCCGTAAGGCTGCGTAAGCCGCTAGGCTTCGCCACACGTAACTTTTAGTTACACAAGTATTACTTGGGAGGCTCAGAGTAACATCTGGGCCTCTTTTTGTTAGCTAGGATACATGGCAACCGAACTTATCAATCCAGAAGTTTCCTTCCAAGAAGACTCTGACGAGAAACTCGTCGTCAAGAAGGAACAAGCAATACCTCAGTCCTTCTTAGATCGACTGAAAGAATCCAGAGACGAAAGCGCCAACAACCGCATGGGTGACTACCACCGAGTCGCTTCAATTCCCACTGTAGTGGTCGAGAAGTGGATGCGTGAGGGCTTCAACATCTGGGACAAAAACGTCACAGCGAAAGAGATAGTGGCTCGCTTAAAGCTAGAGAATCTCGATGCTTTCCTGACGACTACTAAACGAATTTAAGCAAGGAGAAACCCTTGGCATATTTGGATGTGAAAACTCAATTCCTTGGGTTACTCAATCGGCGTGACATTACGCCAACCCTTACAAACACTTTTCTAAACTTTGGTGTCCAGCGTATCCAGCGTGAACTTCGTGTCCCCGCTATGGAGAAGATTGCTGTATTCGTGTCTGACGGCACCAACAAGGTTCCCGTTCCCGGTGATTACCTCGAAGCAATCCATATCTACACCAACAGCACGGCAGAACAGCAGAGCCTTGTTCGTGTAGACAACCAGACTATTCTGAACTTCCAGAATATCTCAGGGTCACCTCGGTATTACTCACGTATCTCCGGCAACTTCCACATCGGACCTTTCCCTGCGGCTGGAACGAATATCTTTATTCATTACTACGCGGATACTTCAGGTCTTGTGGCTGACAGAGACACCAACTGGATTACTGAAGTGGCTCCTACGCTCCTTGTGTATGCAGCGCTGTCCTATGCGGCTGACTATTTTCTAGATGACCGCAAGCAGATGTTTGAAGCTTCATACACTCAGATTGCCGAACAGTTACAATTCATGGCGCTACAGGATGAACTAGTGAACGCATCCGTATCGTCCGCATATGATTCTTCACCGAGTTATGTCGGTCCATACTATGGGTGGTAAGATTGCCTAGTTCATCATTTTTCTCAGGGACAAACCCTACACCTACTGAATACGAGAACGCTGTAGACCTTGTGGCCCAAGCTACCGCACAGGCCACCGCAGCCCTAGCGTCACAAACAGCAGCCGCTACGTCAGCCCAAAGTGCTCAGGGTTACTCAGTGTCCGCAGGCACCTCTGCGTCAACTGCGACCAGTCAGGCCGCATCAGCTTCAACCAGTGCCGCAAGTGCTTCCAATAGCGCCACGGCTGCTGCAAGTAGTGCTACCTCCGCAAGCTCCTCAGCTACCTCAGCGAGCACTTCAGCTTCAAATAGTTCGACCAGTGCAACCAACGCTTCCAATAGTGCTACGGCTGCTGCTGGTTCCGCTTCGTCTGCTTCGACCTACGCAACCAATGCAGCCAACAGCGCCACTGCTGCTGCTAACAGCGCTTCAAGTGCTGCGGCTACTCTAGCCTCTGCGCTCGTCAAGACCAACAATCTGGCTGACCTGAGTAACGCCTCAACTGCCAGAACTAATCTCGGTGTTGCTATCGGCTCCAATGTTCAGGCTTGGGACGCTGATCTAGACGCCATTGCGGCTATCAGTTCTACGAGTGGTTTGCTTAAGAAGACTGCGGCCAACACTTGGTCTCTAGATACCACGAGCTACCTAAGTGGAACTCTTGGTCTCTCTCAGGGCGGCACAGGCGCTACGGATGCTGCTGGTGCTCGGACGGCCCTTGGCTTAGGTACTGCGGCTACTGCGGCTGCTACGAGCTTCTTGCAGACGGCTAATAACCTTAGCGATGTCACTGCGTCCACAGCTAGATCAAACCTTGGCCTTGGGTCTGCTGCTACTCTGGCGTCTAGCGCAGTGTTGCAGTCAGCTAACAACCTGAGTGACCTTGCGTCCGTTAGTTCCGCTAGAACTACGCTTGGTCTTACCGCTCTCGCTACGACTACACCGGGAACGGGTGTCGCTACGGCGCTTGGTGTTAACACCGGGACTGCTGGTGCTTTCGTTGTCAATGGTGGTGCTCTCGGCACTCCTGCTTCTGGAAACCTTGCGAACTGCACGTTCCCTACGCTCAATCAGAATACTACGGGAACTGCTGCTGGACTTTCGGCTACGCTTGCTGTTTCTAGCGGCGGCACCGGCCTCACCTCGCTTACCGCTGGCTACATTCCGTTTGGCGGATCGACAACGTATGGCTCAGATAGCAGCTTGTTCTGGGACAATACGAATAAGCGGCTTGGCGTCGGCACTGCGTCACCAATCTCTAAGTTTACCGTTATTTCAGGTAGCGGCTCTACGCTCGCGCAGTTGAACATTGGTTACAATGGTTCTAGCAACTACTATGATGCAGACAACCATTTCTTTAGAAACGCTGCACAAACAGGACAGGTTACTATTGACAGCGCTCAACGTATCACAGCCGGTGCGTTAAGTGTATCTACAGGTTCGTCACCAAACATAGCTGCCTTATACACGGGATATGGTGGTTCAGTTAACTACTACGACGCCAATACGCACATTTATCGTAATGGTTCATCAACAGAAACCATGCGTATCACTGCCGGCGGGATGGTGGGTATTGGCACTACGTCGCCAAGCTACCCGCTAGATGTAACAGCAACAAATACATCCTCCCAACTTCGCTTGTATGGAACAACTGGTTCTCAGTTGGAGATGTGGAACGCTGCGTCAGATAGTGCGTCTCGAAATTGGGCGCTTCTGTGTAATCAGATGGCGTATGGTGACTTTGGTATCTACCAGAGTAACGCTCTTGGCGGTAATCCGCGCACAGCGTCTACGGGCCGACTTTATATTTCCTCAGGCGGGCTGGTGGGCATTGGCACGTCGTCTCCAGCAACCTTATTCCATGTAAACGGTGGCCGCAGTAGTTTTGTTGCGAACTCTGAGCAATATGCCATCAGCGTTGGATATGCCAGTGCTGGCGCATATTACTTGGGAGCAAACTCCAGCAACAACGCGCTTTTGTTCAGTAATTCCGGTGGCGCTACTATGGCCACGCTTGACGCATCCGGCAACCTCGGACTGGGTGTTACGCCGAGTGCTTGGGGTGTTGGCTACAAGGCATTTCAGTTGCAGGGTGGCGTCTCTTTGTATAACAACGAGACAAATAGCTTCTTGTCACTAGCGCAAAATATTTTCGTAAATTCTGTATATGAAAATAGATATATAGCCAGCGCGGCTGCGACACGCTATCGTCAAAGTGCTGGCGCTCACATCTGGGATATTGCACCCTCCGGCACCGCAGGCAATCCCATCAGCTTCACGCAGGCGATGACGCTGGATGCTTCGGGCCGGTTGGGTATCGGCTCCGCAACGCCAGCCGGGACGAGGCTTTACGTTAACGGCGGCTCTCTATTCACAGGTTCTCCCGGCTCTTACGGCGTTGGTATCTCCGGTTCTCTGACTTCTGGCAGAATAGGGACGTATAGCACCAATAGCGCCGCAATCATAAACACCTATTTTGATGACAGCACTATTGAGTTGTCCGCTGGCGTTACAAGCGGGTATGTCACTGGCATATCTATTACCGGGCGCAGCGGTTCCGCATATGGCGACACAATACGCTTTGTCACACGCGGAACCGGAACCAACGAAGCAGCCCGCATCGACAGCAGCGGCAACGTAGGTATCGGGACAACTGCTCCTAACTACAAGCTGGATGTCGCTGGTCTTATAAACACCACGGATCAATTTAGGTCTTCCGGCGGCGGTGGTGATCTACGTGTCAACGGGAACTTTGACGGCAACTTGGCGGCTATAGGTCTTGTTGGCGCTAACCCTCTGATGTTCTTTACGAACAACACAGAACGCGCCCGCATCGACGCCAACGGAAACATCGAGGTTAAAAACTCGGCATCGGTGCCATCGTCTAACCCGTCAGGTGGTGGTGTTCTTTACGTTGAAGGCGGCGCTCTGAAATACCGTGGTTCTTCTGGAACCGTTACGACTATCGCAAACGCATAAGGAAGAAACACATGGCTAACACATACACTTGGGTAATCAGCCAACTCGACTGCTATCCAGAACAGGACGGCAAACAAGATGTCGTCTTTACGTGTCACTGGCGGCGTCAGGCGACTGACGGCACCTATAATGCTGACATCTACGGTTCGCAGGCAGTCACCCTTGATCCGTCTGCAACCTACATTCCCTACGCGGAACTTACGGAAGCTATCGTCATTGGGTGGCTTGAGGACGCTATGGGCGCAGAGACGCTCGAAGCACAGAAGACTGCCCTCGACAAACAAATTGATGACCAAATCAACCCACCAGTTGTGCATCCTGCATTACCGTGGAATTAATAGAAAGACTATTAGTGGAACAAAAAGTTATTTCAATAGAGTTGCCCGTTGCAGCTTGGAACATCGTTATGAATGCTCTTGGTAACCGTCCGTATGCTGAGGTTGCTGATGTTATCTCAGCTATCAAGCAGCAGGCGGAAAGCAAACTAAAGGTTGAACCCGAAGTAAATGATTAAACTGAATGAGACCTCAAAGAAGAGGCTCGTCGGTGTTCATCCAGATTTACAGAAAGTAATCAACAAGGCCGCAGAACTCTCGGACATTAAGTTCGTAGTGACCGAGGGTCTGCGCTCTGTTGAGCGACAGAGACAGTTGGTAAAGGCTGGAGCATCGAAGACGATGAACTCCAGACACATCACTGGTCACGCTGTTGACCTTGCTGTGTGGATAGACACTGACAACGATGGCGTAGTGGACAACGGTGAGATTCGTTGGGACTGGCCGCTATACGCAAAGTTATCGAAGGTAGTGAAGGCTGCTGCTGAAGCTGTCGGTATCCCGATTGAATGGGGTGGCGACTGGCGAAGCTTTAAGGACGGCCCGCACTATCAGCTTCCCTTTAAAAAATATCCAAAGTGAGTAACACCATGTTTATTGGCTATAGAACTTACCTAGCCTCAGCGCTCCTAGCAGTCTTCGGTGTGCTTGCGGCTACTGATTGGGTGAACTTTTTGAATGACCCCAAGGCTGGTATGGTTGCTGTTGGTTCTGCTGTGCTTATGGCAGTCCTTCGCTCAATTACCTCGACACCTCCGGGACACAAAGAGTGACCATGGTTCTAAGTGTTATCAGCAGTCTCTTTTGGGCTGCTGGTAAACTCTTTGAACTGCTCTACGCAGCCAAGCTCGTAGACGCCGGACGCACTCAGCAGCAACTGGAAACCTTGAGCAATGAAGTTAAGCAAGCCCAAATTGCAGTCTCTGCTCGTGAAGCTGTTCGTGCTTCTATCCTTCGGGAGCCTGACAGCCTGCCAACAGACGACCCCTTCCTTAGAGATTGATAGTGGTTTCTGTCGCAATGCCAGAGCCATCTATTACTCTAGGCACGACACTAAGCCTACCATCGCCCAGATTCGGGAGCATAACGCTGTAGGTGTGGCTCTTAAATGTGGGTGGATCAAAGATGCCAGATGACCACTCAGAACGAATAGCTATCCTTGAGACCAAGTTAGACACTCTCCAGCAACTCCTATCCGACATAGACGAGAAGCTGGACGCTATTGGCCACAGGCAGCTTGAGATAGACGTAACAGCCAAGGTGGCCTACAATGCAGGAAAGACATTCCTGTTTGTGGCGACCACCGTCCTCGGGTGGCTCAACTGGGACCAGCTAGTCGCTTGGGTCCACCAGATGACTACCCATCAGCCGAAATAATTTAATTCTACTTTCGAAAGTATTTGATTGAAAACTTGTTCGCGCTGCGGACAAGACAAGCCTAATGAAGACTTCTATCACTACAATTCGTGTTATTGTAAAAAGTGTAGTTCCGATTATGTAAACCTTCGGAAGCAACGAAGGCGTTATTGGTTAGGAAAATACAAGCAGAAGAAAGGCTGTCATGTTTGTGGCTTCAATAAAAGCGTCAGTGCATTGGACTGGCATCACGTTGATATGAGCGAGAAAGAGGCTCATATTACCAATCTACACACGAGTAAACTCACAAAATTATTTGCTGAAATACGAAAGTGTGTAGTTCTCTGTTCGAATTGTCACCGCATGGTTCATGCTGGCGAGATACAATTGTAAACGAAAAATACAGATAGCCGGTCCTTGGAATTACCCTTGGATCGACTATCTGTTTTTTCGCGTTTTTAGACTCGCTGATACATTTTAGGGCCGAAAGCTACTAGGGTGGCTCCCAGTCTCTAAAAGCCTTCCAGCGGCCTTCTCTGAGTCATCTAGGACTACTCTCTGGCCAGTATCCACTCCTTGACCAACCCAGAGCGCACAATGTCGTCATGGGTCATCTCAACGATGCTGAAGGAAGCCATACGCCACACGGTGTCCATAAGTGACCGTATGCAACTCTCCTCCCGCTTGTTAGCCAGATCATTCTGCCTGAAGTCACCACAGATAATCACTCGGGTATTCTGACCGACTCGGGTCATCACCGTGTTAATCTCCCCGTCTATCATGTTCTGGACCTCGTCGATGATGACGATAGCATCGTCTATGGTCAGCCCACGCAGATAGGATGTCGTGGTGAACTCAATGAGCTTCTGGTCCTTCAGTTTCCTATACGTCCCACCCTTGCCAAACAGGTCGTCTACAATAGCCGTGTAAGCAGCCTCATAGACAGCAGCCTTCTCTTCCTCAGTTCCCGGTAGGAAGCCCTGAGTTCTACTAGGGACTGCTGACCGGACAATGATGACCCGCTTGTAGGTCTTCTTGTCCATCACCTCATGCAAGGCCAGATAGAGGCTCAGGAAGCTCTTACCAGTCCCCGCGTAACCATGGAGCACCAGATGCTGCCCCCGGTTGAACTCTTTGAACACCCGGTTCTGGTTGATGGTCATGGGACGAATGGTCACTAGGGACGGTGGGGCAGGGGGAGCGGCAGGAAAACCCGCCGCCGCCCTCTGTTCTCTAAGCGTCCTTCGACGCTCTTTCCTACTGAGAGTCATCGAATAGGACACGCCCCTGTAGAGCACCCTTCGTCTTGAAGCTCTTCCAGACTGTCCACCAGCTTTAGCTTCTTAAGACCCTTGGCGTAGGCGTCGTAGGTCTCCTTGGTGACAACCTCCTGTGGAAGATAGGCATACCCTAAGTCAGCCGCTGTCTTCGTAGGGTCATTACGTAGGATGAAGCTGACGCCCACGTAAGTATCCCAGTTGTCCATGAGCCAGCTAACGATGCCTTGGACTTCTGATGGATCATAAGACACCGTTATGGAGCAATTATGCTCCACGTAGTTGTCCATGGTCCACCTGTATCTCTCTAGCTGTTCAATGGCTGACTCAATGTTCACCGACTTACCGTCAACCTCAGTGAACTCAACTTCACTATACTCAACAGGGAAGGTCACTAGGACAGCATCCTTGTTGTATGGATCGTCAAACACACGGTATCCAGCTTCCTTAGCCTTAGGCACAATAGGGTCATGGATGCTGAACTTAATGTTGTTGAAGATGTAGCGACCCAGAGGCTTGTGGACACCCTCAGTCGTATCCATGATTTTGGATAGGGTGCCTGAAGGTTTCACTGTGGTAATAGCCTTGGGCAACGGGAGCCGAAGCTCAGTCGCCATGCTATTGGCTCCACGACCAGCAGCCTTCATGACTTCCTTAAGTTCCCTCGGCTCCATCAGATGTTCCCACCCGACAATGCCTGTGATGCCTACACCACACAAATGAAGGAACTCGTTGTTCTCGTGCCATACCCGCTGCAATATGCCATCCGTAAGTACGACGCATGTTTGTCGGTAATTTGCGCGGCCTATTAGCTTTGCAGCTTCATAGAGTTCTTCCTTAGCACCATTGAAAGCACTCAGGTCGATTTCCATTAGGTTGCAAAAACTGTGGTTCGCTAAGAGTATCTCTCCGCACGGATTGGTCCCTTTGAACCAAGGTGCTCTCTTGAGCGCACTCTGCGCGTTATAGAACCCCGGCTCAGAGCCACCATTAGCAACCATAGTCTCAAAGAGCTTCGTCAGTTCACCATGTGTAGGCTTGTGGTAAAAGAGAAGCGTGTTGTTGCTCTGAGTTCTCCACGGTGTAGCAGCTAGGTCACTCTTGGCGTTGATGAAGTCATAGGTCTCAGGGTCACCAAAAGGCACAAGGCAAATCTCAGCAGACCTACGGCTACTCAGGGTTGAGCCAAGCAGGTTCATGATGTCGAGAATGTCTATGCGACTAAGGAGACGATTGTTCTTGAGGTTAAGGATGCGAACAATCTGTGTCATGGCTTCAGCGAGTAGCTCATCGCCGCTGCTGATCCACCCATAGCTGCTCAGTCGTGTGCCAGCAGGGCGTATCTCTGAGAAGTCTAGAGTAAGTTTTTCGCAGGGTATCTTGTTGGCTAGAAGCTTGCCGGGAAGCTTGGCCCATGCTTCTGCCGAGTCGCCAACCCGGATGTGCCACTGAGCGCCTTTGATGTGTGCTTCAGCTTTACCTACCGGGATACCTTCACGGAACCATTCGACGTTATTCGGATTGCCTTTGTCCTCCTTGTCTGTCTTTTTGGATCGGATGATTTCAAGCTCTACAGGTCTACTAAAACCATTCAGTGTCCCAACAACTGGCTCGAAACCCACGCCGGTACCTTGGAGCAAAAGCCAGTAACTGTCGCACAGGTCGTACACAGTTTCGATACGCAGGAAGCTACAGTTGAACTGACTGGCTTCTCGTCTCTTGGCGACTTCAGTTCCCCCAAGCCACAGTGTTCGTCCTGACGGCAACGCTTTGCGGCTCTCGAAGAGAACCCGTAATTTCTCAAGCTCTTCCTCTTCCTTTGCTGTAAGTGACTTTGGTTCTTCCCAAGGTTTGGCTTTCGCTCGTTCCCAGAGCCACCTTTGGTGACTAATGACCCGATCTATGGTCTCTTTCCAAGTCTCGAACTTGGTGCCTTGGGTATCTTTGGGTCTTGAGTAAGTTCTACGTGTTACAATCTCTGCTCGTGTTGAAACCAAGGTTACACTAACTCCATCATGTTGGGTGGTTCATAGCTTTCAGGCTTAAGTATCTTGCCGTCCTCACGCTTCACTAGCTTGCCGTCAGTCAGCTTACTCATGTTCGACTTGTGAACACGAACGAAAGCTTCGTTGAGGATTGCTGATGGAATAGCCTGATACAGATGTTCGAAGGCGTAGAGGTTTCCCACGATGTCTTCGGGATACTCGTGGATACCCTTGGCTGTCGCCCCCACAAGGACATACTCAAGGTCTGTGAGTTCTTTCAGTAACTCAGCGTATGCCTCAGCTACTTCCTTCATTTCCTCACGGATCAACGTGTAGTGAAACTCTTTGTCACTAGGATACGTGGGGTCTGCTGATTGAAACTTCTTGACTAGGGATAGACGGTCGATTTCTTCTGGCAAGTTCAGGCTAGTCATAGTCATTGTATCCCATGTCATCTAAGAAGATGGCCTGCTTCAGCATCTCACACATGCCGATAGCCTCAGCAGTGGTCACGCCGTCCATGTAGTGACTTACGTCACCGACTGTATTGACTGTGAGTAGAACGAGAGCTTGCAGAGGTTTCCCGAGCAACATTGACTCGACTGTGGGTGCATCAGGGAAGCGGGCGGGTTCTGGTAGTTCTTGTGGTGTTTCTTGGGTAGGAAAACGTGTTACCTTACTGGTCACTACTGGACTCCGTGTATTCAATAAGCAGGTCCAAGGTGTGTCGAGCTTTCTTCAAGTCCTCGACGCCACCCTTGTCTTTCCAGCGGGTGACATACTTGATGACGGTATGTTCCGCTGGTCCCAAGGAGTTTTGCATTGAGTATTCCATGGGCTGTATCTTCAGCTTTGTGTAATGAGAGCCACCTATTTGTGTGCTCTGTGCTTTTGTGGATTGAGTCACCAAAGAGGCCATCCTTTCGTAAAACACTCTTCTTCATATTCAGCTTCAAGAAGACTGTCGTATGTAGAACCCCAAACACACAGCTTCTTAGCGAACCACATGCTCATCTTGAACAGGTGGTATCTGATAGCGTCAATCATTCCTTCTCTCCCAGATAAGCGGCGCGGGCAGAACCCATCCACGGTTTAGAAATTGCCTTTTTCAGTTCTTCGTTCTCGGCTTCAAGTTCCGCGATGCGGGCGCGAGCTTCATTTCGTTCTTTCATATAAGCAAGCGCACCTTCCCAAAGCCTTGTCCCGGTATCGCGCTCTAATTTCAGACCTTCCTCCAACTCCACAATCCGTCGCGCCTGCGCCTCTAATGCGTCGGCGGCGTCTTTGACAGACCAAGGCATATCGTTCCCACGCAGCCGTGCGATTAGGTCGGTGTCCACAGGTTCACCTCTCGTTTCTCTGCGTCCCAATCGCCACTCCTAAGAATCCTCGCCAACTGCGCCTGAACCAAAGCATCCTCTTCAGCCTGACCCTTCTTGATGTATTGCTGAACGACAGCCTTCCACGCCTCATCAAGCAGGAACCCACCATCAAGTGCCGTGAAGTTATCCAAGAGCTTCTCAGCGGTCACAGGGCCATACCCCGGACACCCCGGATAGCCATCTGAGGTATCCCCGGTGAGCGTTTGTTTCATCCAGTAGTAATCAGCGTCACCACGACCAGTGACTACGAGACTACCCTCACGCCAGAGAGTGGTTGGGATAGTCAGCATGTCCTTGTCTTGGGAAACAATCACTGGATTCTCGAAGCTGCCTGAAGTCGCCCAGATACCCATGAGGTCATCAGCTTCTAGGGTCGGTTCCGTATGACAATCGAAATTCTCGTGTATCCGCTGCTTGAGTGCGGAGAAGCAAAGCGGCTTACGTCCACCACGTTTCTTTTTGTAATCATGGTATAGTGTTCTGCGGAATTTTTCCGGT